TCAAACAATTGATACTGTAGTTGATCAAATGTACAAACTTACGGTTACGTTGAGAACAGGGACAGGCACGACAGCGAATGTTCATATTGGAAACGCCGAAGTACTAACAAACTATGGTATAATTTCTGAAACAAGTGGAACCAATGTAACACAAACTATTATCTTTAGAGCTGGCGTTACTACAACGTATATAACACTTATCAACAATGTTGCGGCTGGAGGAACAGGATATTTTGATAACATTTCTGTTGTAGAAACGACGGAACTTATTGCCAACGGTGAATTTACGTATGACACTACAGGTTGGTCATTTGAAGGTACTGGTACAGATTCTAGTGCGCCAGGATACTTAGAATACACTGCTGGGGCTGCTGTAAATAGTTGCGCAACTCAAGCGATTACTACAGAAATTGGTAAATTATATCGTGTTGAAGCCGACTATGTTTCAGGAACAAGTAATGCAGCAATCTACATAGCAACAGCTGCATTTGGAACAGACGTTGGGTCTACACAATTCGCCCTTTCTGGCAACAAACTGATCAACACCTTTAAAGCAACAACTACGACAACTTACATTTCATTAATGGTTGGGTCTGGTACTGAAACGGGTAGGTTTGATAATGTTTCTGTAAAAGAGGCTGACGAATTAGTAGAGAACGGAGACTTTGGAAGACTGACAACTGGGTGGAATAGTTATTCTGGCGGCATTCTTTCTATTGATACACAACGTTTAAAAATATCTGGGGATTCTGTTAGTGGTCAATATGGTACAGAACAAACGCTCACTACTGAGGCTGGAAAAAGGTACGTCATAACTTTTGATATTGAATTGGGCACTTCTGGAACGAATAGTTTTTTTGTTGCCGACACAGATTGGGGCGGTGGGGTTGTAACAATTTCATCGGATGGTACTTACTCGTATACAGTTACGGCTGGGGATACATCATCTGTACTGTATATTCATGCAAATAGCGCAAATCCAAGTGGACACTTTTTTATAGACAACGTATCAGTTCGTCTCGCAGAAGTAGACCGCAGTTCATATCAAGATGGTCTACAAATACACGGACAATTAACAAAATCTGTTGTAGCGCCAGGTGCTGAACTGGTGGCGTATAGTGGGTGGTCTACAGAACATTACTTAGAACAACCTTACAATAGTGAATTAAATTTTGGTACAGGAGATTTTTGTTTAATGGCTTGGGTGAAGATGTCTAATAATACTTCTTCAAATCGTATTGTTGAAATTATTAATCAAACTGGTGCGTTAGATTACACATTCCTTGGTCAAGAAACTAACGGAGATTTTAGATTTCAAACAGATTTGTCATCTGGTGCTAATATTGCCTTTGTAAATAACATTGGTACTGATTGGACATTAGTAGTTGGCATCAGGAGAGGAGACACCAATGAGATATACATTAATGGGGATCTACGGAACTCGATAGCACAAGCAGTCACTGACGATAGTTTTGATTTTACTTCTGGTGTCGTGGCTATAGGTGGTTTAGACACAGACTCTTCGGCCGCAACTATCGCATTGGTTCGTGTGAGTGCCACAGCACCAACCGCAGAACAAATCAAAAAGATTTACGAAGACGAACGAAAACTGTTCCAAGAAGATGCAAAGTGTACTATATACGGTTCGTCTGATAATGTTACAGCACTCGCATACGATGATAAGTACAAGCAACTTCACGTAGGAACAAGTGCTGGGCGCAGTGTGTTTAACGGATTGGTTCGTGCAGATAATACTACAACAGCCGTCGCAACAGTAATCAGTGCGAATAATAAAATGGTTGCGGAACAATAGGAGAGATAAATGGCAATCACAATTACGAAACCTGCTGTCAATATCAGTGAAAGACTGAGTAATCTTGACGGCATCTCTCTAGAAAACTTTAAGGCGATGGATGCTACGTTTAGTAGTGTTGGCATCGGCACGGCGAACCCTCAACGATTACTTCATTTGTCATCAACTTCCAACATTGGCATTCGTATGGAAGGTCCACAACCTCGATTGGAGTTTGGTGAGACAGACTCCACTGACCAGAATTACGCAATTCGCTTGAACGGCGGAGACCTTATTTTTGACACTCGTGACGATGAGTTTTCTATTATCGGTGAGACTATGCGCCTCAAGAATTCGGGCTACGTCGGCATCGGCACGACGAGTCCTGCAACTATTCTTGATTGCAGAGAAAACTCCACAGGCGCTTCTACGCAAATCCGTGTCTACAATACAGACAACTCTGACACCACAACGCAAACTGCGGCCTTGTTTTTAGCGCCAGACTCAAGAGCCAACGGCGCTTTAATTTATGCTGAAAAAGAAAACGCAGACTTTAGCACCAATGCTGGTAGAGATGTTTCATTAGTTTTCTCGCCTGTTTTAAATAACAGTCAAACCGAAGCCATGCGTATCGACTCAGCCGGCAACGTCGGGATTGGCACTATCGCACCGAATAAATTGGGCTGGGACGCCAATGCTAGAGTATTAACACACTTTGGAATCCGTAGAAGCGTCATCGAATTGGGTTCTGACACACCCGTAAACAATGATGTTTTGGGTCAACTTTCTTTTATGTCTGCGGGAACAACAAAGGCATCAATTAGAACTGTTCTGGATGGCAGTTCTAACGGCAGTATTGTTTTTGATACAGAGGGTACTGAAGCGCTAAGAATTACAGATAACGGTAATATAGTATTTCCGGCTGGACACGGTATTGATTTTAATGCATCCCAATCCGGTGCGGCCGGAACAACACCTTCTTCAACAGCAACTTTAAACGATTATGAAGAAGGGACGTGGACGGTCGGAATCATAGGAAATCTTGGCGGAACCGCTAGTATAGGAACCCGCAATCAGGAAAGTTATACGAAAGTGGGCAATCTTGTAACTGCTACGTTTTATGTGAGCAATATTAATGTGACAGGTCTTACCGGACAAGTTACAATAACGGGATTGCCGTTTACATCAACTGGGTATCATGTAGTAATCGGTCATTATTGTGACTTGTTTTCGTTTGACGAAGAAACACTTCACGTAGGCGGTTATACAGAAGCAGGCCAGGCCGTTGCTTACTTAACTAAAGGCTCTAGCCCAAACGCCATCAACGCCTCAGATGCTACCGCCACGGCCGGAAGTATGATGTGCACCATTGTGTATCTAACATAAATACTGACATCACAACAGGAACTTAACGAATGTCAATCATAAGAGAATTTGCAAGATTTATTGAACCGACTGGTGAGTTGGAGTACGATAACACTGTACTCAACAACTTGTCAGCATCAACGATTCAGTCGGCTATCGATGAATTGTCAGTATTAGTTGGTGCAGGTAATGTTGGTTCACAAGCAACGTTTAGTGTTTATGAGTTTGTAGCAACTGCAAGTCAAACAACATTCGACCTTGCCGGAACATTCACGCTTGGCGGTGATATCACTGCCGGAAACTTTGTTATTGGCGAAACATACAAGATTCAAACGTTAGGCGATACTGACTGGAATGTTGCTGCCGGTACGACAGGCGTAACGTATAATGTTGGAGATGTTTTCACAGCAGATGCCGTAGGGTCTGGCACAGGTGTTGTTAGAGTTGCTGTTACGTATCCACCAGGCTATATTCAAGTGTTTGTCAACGGTATCTTTATGGCAGCCGTTGACTATACTGCTAGTAATGGAAGAACAGTAGTATTAGCAGAACCTGCTGAATTATCAGATTTGATTACTGTTGTTATTCTTGACAGTTTTGATGTTGCGACACAATTGCGTGTTCTTGATGTTAATGCTTCTGCACCAGACAATTCTTTAGCGATTGACAACGTTGGTGATGTTAGTGTTGTCAGTGATATTAAACTTGCTGATAACGGTAAAGTTATTTTTGGTGATAGTGGTGATTTAGAGATTTATCACAGCGGCTCAGACTCCTTTATTACTGATAATGGAACTGGAGATTTAAAAATATCTGGTGAGGCTCAGATAAAATTAGGGAACGTAGCAGGCCAGTTTTATGCAACTTTTAATAATAACTTAGGTGTCAATCTTTACTACAACAATGGTCAAAAATTTGCCACAACCTCCACAGGCATCAACGTAACTGGGACGGTGACTGCTGATGGTTTGACTGTTGATGGTGCAGCTGACGGAACCGCAATAGCATTATTACGCGCAGACAATACTGCCTTTACGAAGAAGAATACACTTCGGTTTGAAGACACAGACACAACGACTCAAAACGACCAGCAAATAGGACGTATTGAGTTCTATAGCAACGATACCGACCATACTGGCGTTGATGCTGTTATTGAGGCTGTGTCTGCAACAACAGGACTAAAAGAACTACGGTTTTTAACATCCGATACAGCAAATACGCCTCTTTCTCGTTTAGCTATAAATAGACTCGGCGACATCTCCTTCTACGAAGACACGGGTACGACTCCGAAGTTGTTCTGGGATGCTTCGGCAGAGTCGCTGGGGATTGGTACGCAGAGTCCTGCTGAAGAACTGCATATTTATAAAGCTGCTACGGATCCAAGAATAAGAATTTCACACGGAACTAACACTGTTAGTGGCTTTAACTTAGGCTACTCTGGCCAAGATGTAGTAATAACCAACACAGAAAATGGCGTCATGCTTTTTGGTACTAACAACATCGAACGCATGCGTATCGATGAAAATGGCAACTTGCTGGTGGGTGTCATCACGAACTCAACCACAACATCAGCAGAAGGACTTGTATACAACAAAGGCGGGTCTCTGTTAGTAACTCGTGACCAAGCCCCACAACTTTATCTGACTAGAACAAGTACAAACGGCACAATGATGATATTCCGTAGAGATACAGTGGAAGTCGGACAAATTAATAGCGTTGGTGGCTCAGATATAGCAATCGGCACAGGCGACACAGGACTTCGTTTCTACAATACTGAAAAACGAATACAACCTTTTGACATCGACAGTGGATTAAACAGTGATGACTCGATATCGCTAGGTGCTTCTAACAAAAGATTTACTGACCTTTTCCTATCAGGCGGTGTTGTCTTTGGTGCAACAGGCGGCGCAGTCACAAGCAAAACGCTGGGCGATTATGAAGAAGGGACGTTTACGCTAACAGTTACATCATCTGGATATACAATTTCTGCCCAAGAAAACAGATACACTAAAATAGGAAATAGAGTTTTTCTGACTGGATCTGTTACTTTTAGTGCAATAGGAACCAATAATTCACAGGTTACGTTTAGTGGAGTTCCTCTTGCGGAAGACTTTACCGAAGACGCCGTTGTTGGTGTGGCTAGAGAAAACACAACCAGTGGAGACATATTTTCCGCCCTTTTGAGTGGTGCAACATTTATCATGAACTCTATGGATGGTATCTCTGGCGGGTCAAACCAAATATTTTTAACTTCAAAAAAGTACGGCTACAGTATTAATTATACAACTGCCTAATTATCTCAAGTGGACTCTTGAGACGGACAACTAACATAAATAACCTAACACAACTAGGAACTAAATTCAGATGACAAGAGCAAGAGATTTATCAGAAATTGTTAATTCTACAGGATTATCGGTAGACACTGATACTCTTGTTGTTGATTCTGCGAATAATCGTGTGGGCATCGGGACGGATAGTCCTATATGTTTAATTGATGCACGCCAATCTGCTGAAACTAATACTTTAGTTGCTGCTATTGGTTGTGTTGATTCTGGAAGCGACAGGGTTCGTTTGGACATCTATGCTGATCCATCTACGTCAACTACAACACTTTACGGCGCTGTTGGCGGCGGTGCTGACAACACATCTGAATTGGCTTTTGCAACTCGTCAAGGTGTTTCTGGTCAGGTTGAGGCCATGCGGATTGATGATGGCGGAAATCTCTCCATAGGTAGCCCGGATAATAACGCAAGAAAAGTAAGAATTTATGGTACAGGAGACTTATTACAATTAACATCAACAAACGATGGTGCTAGCGGCGCACAACTAGATCTAACCCATGAATCTGCATCACCAGCAGACGGTGATAGCGTAGGTATTATTAATTTTGGTGGTCGAGACTCAGGATTAAACGGTTTTCAATCAGCAAATATCACTGGAAAAGTTGGTTCAGTTTCTACAGAAACCGGCGAGTTGCATTTTGGTACAAGGACAAATTCAACTACCTATGGTTTTTCCAAGATGATACTGGATGCCAGCGGCAACTTGCTGGTGGGGAAGGATGTTACTACCTTTGGTAATGACGGCCATACCTTATGGAATGATGGTCTTGTAGATTTTAGCCGTACTGCAAGCACTGCAACGATGCGTGTAAATAAAAATAGTAACGATGGTGATTTAATTTCGTTTAGCAAAGACGGCACCACAGTCGGTAGTATTGGTAGTGTATCAACAGACAGTGACGCTACTCCAGATTTATACATAGGTGGCGATAACACAGGTATTCGTTTAGGCCACGGGGCAGATGTATCTGCTGTTGTTCCTTGTTTGCAAACTACTGGAGCATTGCGTGATGCTGTTACAGCATTAGGAAAATCAGACGCTCGTTTTACTGACCTTTTCCTGTCAGGCACGGCGAATGTAGGAAGCCAAATAAGACTTAATGCCCATTCTGGTTATGATGAAAGGTCTATAGGTTTAGATTCGACAGGACTGTACATTTACAACGTCACTGATGCTCGATATGACTTATCAATAGATGGGTCAGGCAACTTGCTGGTTGGGAAGGCTTCTGATGATAGTGGTTCAGCAATCGGCGGCATCATCAGGGCTAATGGCCGAGTCTACGGCACTGTATCGGGCGGTGAAGCAGCTAAGTTTAATCGTCTTAGTTCTGATGGAGATATTGTAGACTTTAGTAAAGACGGCACCGTAGTCGGGAGTATTGGTGTCAACAGCAGTGTTATTCCTTACTTCGTGCGGTCAGATGGTAGCGTTGGTGGTATTGCCTTAGGCGGAGGGGCGACGAAGAAAGTCTTTCCTTGCGACACGACAGGCGCTGGTGCTGATAATGCTATGGACCTTGGCAATACGGCCGCCCGCTGGAAAGACCTCTACCTGTCGGGTAGTGTTGTACATACATTTGATGTTATAAACAACGGATCTACAGATTATCAATTTTCTGATGCCGGAAGCAACTGGTTTCCAACTGCAGAAAATGATCCCGTGTTATATTTAAGAAGGGGCGAAACTTACATTTTTGATGTTAATGCTAGCGGACACCCATTTGAAATACGAGTAAGTAACGGTGGGGCTGCATATTCCACCGGAGTGACTGGTAATGCAACTCAAGTCGGCCAAGTCATTTTTAAAGTGTCTATGAGTGCACCATCAACCCTATATTATCAGTGTACAGTTCACTCTGGTATGGGTAATACTATAAACATAGTGTAACCAACTAACATAAATATTGACATCAAGTTTTCCCATATTATAAATAGGAGATAGAACTCTAATGTAATATGGGAAAACAATGAGTATTAATAAACCCGCAACAAGAGAAGAATTCAAAGATTTTTGTCTAAGAAGGCTCGGCGCGCCATTACTGGAAATCAACGTTGCTGATGACCAAGTAGAGGATTGTGTTGAGGTTTCGTTAGAATACTACCACGATTATCACTTTGATGGGTCAAGAAAACTCTATCTATCTCGTGAAATTACGCAAGACGATATTGACAACAAATATCTAACAATTCCAGATTCCATCATTGGTATCACTAATGTTCTGCCTATCGGTGGGTCATTTTCTTCTAATAATATGTTTAACATTCGCTATCAAATGTCTCTTAATGATGCATTTATGTTTAACTATGGGCCTGCAGCACCATACTTTATGGCGATGCAAAACATTGCTTTAATGGAAGAAATCTTTGTAGGGCAACAAGGATTGCGTTTCAATCGCCACACCGATAAAGTCTACATTGATATGGATTGGGGTGCACGATTGACAGTCGGCGAATATATCGTGTTAGAATGTTACGAAAGAATGGACCCCGACCTTTATCCTGATGTTTGGAATGACCGTTGGCTGAAGAGATATGCTACAGCACAAATCAAAAAACAATGGGGAGAGAATCTCAAAAAGTTTGAGGGTATTCAAATGCCTGGTGGTGTAGTGTTCAACGGTCAAAAAATCTGGGATGAAGCACTAGAAGAACTGTCAAGATTAGAAGAGGAGATGACTTCATCTTATTCATTACCCGTAAACGATATGGTAGGATAAGATGGCTCGTAACGCATTCTTCAATCAGTACGAGCAAGTCTACTCTGAACAGTCGCTTGTAGAAGACCTTATCATAGAAGCAATTCGCATCTATGGTATTGATACTTATTATCTGCCTAGAACTCACGTCAATCTTGACTATCTCTACACAGAAGATACACTAACGAAGTTTGACGATGCGCTTGAGATGGAAATGTATGTGAAGACCTATGATGGGTTTGTAGGTCAGCAAGAGTTTCTTTCCAAGTTCGGCTTACAGGTTGATGAATCAATTACATTTACAATCGCACAGAAAAGATTTACACAGTCTTTGACTGAATCTTTATTGACAGAATATGGTCATAATCTTGTTTTAGAGAATGGTGATGAATTAATAAGAGAACAGACTTACGACTATTCTGATATCATTAGACCAAGAGAAGGAGATTTAATCTATTTACCTTTAGCAGGCTTTATGTACGAGATTAAGTTTGTAGAACATATTGAAACATTCTTTCAACTTGGCAAACTTTACACTTACGAGATTAAAGCAGATAGATACGAATACTCTAGTGAAGTTATTGATACTGATGTGGCTGAGTTGGATGCGATTGAAGATGAATATAGTGCAGATACATCAATCAATGCCGCTGTAGAAGACGCAGATGACACTGCAGATAACGCATTTATTGAAACTAGAATTAACGATGACGATATATTAGATTTGAGCGAAAGCAATCCGTTTTCTGGGTAAATAGTGTCCGAGTCAAACCCTTTTGGTTATAAATAAAGGTATATAGCCAAAAGGAAAATAAAATGTTTTACTTGTATAGAAAAACTCATTTAGACACAGGGTTGCGATATTTGGGATACACCAAAAGGGACGACTATGATGTTTATCAGGGGTCCGGTGTTGGTTGGCAGGAACACATAAAAGAACATGGATATAACGTAGAGACTGAGTTATTGAAAGAATGTGAATCGGAAGCTGAATTGAAACATTATGGTTTATATTATTCTGAGTTGTGGGATGTGAAGACTAGTGAAGAATATGCAAATCGTAAAGATGAATCTGGGTCTAGTGGTGAATATTCGGACGAAACTAAAAAGAAAATAAGTGTGGCGGCAAAGGAAAGATATCGTAGGGATGGCCCACCACCTAGCGCATGGACTAGCGAACGAGCTACAGAAATAAATATAAAATCATGGCAAGACCCAGAAATAAGAAGAAAGAGGTCTGAGGGTATATCTAAAGCACTAAAAGGTAAGAAACGTGGTCCTGCGTCTGAAGAAACTAAAGCAAAACAGAGCGCAGCGTTAAAAGGAAAAAAGATAAACTTAGGCAAAACATATACGATGAAGAAGGTCATGTGCCCTCACTGTGGTGTGTGTGGTGCTGGTGGTAATATGACAAGATACCATTTTGATAAATGCAAGCAAAAATAGGAAATAATTATGATATTTGGTCACGATTTTTATCACGGAACAATTAGAAGATATGTCATTATGTTTGGCAATATCTTTAACGATATGCAAGTCAAAAGATATGACTCGCTAGGTGCGCTTGCCCAAACGTTAAATGTTCCTATATCATACGGACCAAAGCAAAAGCAAATTGAACGAGTGTTGGCTGACCCAGACTTTGGTCGTGCAGTATCCACAATTCTTCCTCGTATTGGATTCTCGATGACAACGATGGGATACAATCCTATTCGCAAACTCAACCCATTTTCAAAGTTTAAGGGCGCACTAAACACAAACGACAGTAATTTCCAATCAACTTATGCACCTGTACCCTATGATTTTAATTTCCAGTTGAGTATTCTTACAAAGAATGCTGAAGATGGTACGCAAATGATAGAACAGATTTTGCCGTTCTTTACGCCAGACTTTACTGTATCTATGAA